AATTCGTTGAAGTAGCAAAATATGTAAAGTCTTTGAATAAAGTTATTAGAGAAAAAAAAGATAATCTTCCTGTCTTCCTCGACATAAAAGAGGTAAATAACTACGCAGAACAGCACCAAAACATTCGGAATATATACCTCAATATGGCATTACGACACAGTTGATATAGACAAATCAATTAGGTTGGGCTCACTTTATTTTGATATAGATTCTGAAGATGGAGAAACATCTCTTGTAGAGGCTAGAAAATTATATTCATACTTGGAAGAATTCATACCCGCCGAGGCTCTTATTGTATATTTTACTGGCAAAAAGGGTTTCCATATTGAGTGCGAGGCTATATGTCTGGGCATAAGTCCGTCAAATGTTCTTCCGAATCTATATAGATACATAGCAAATAAAATAAAAGACGATTTAAAATTGAACAATTTAGATTTCAGTGTTTATGACATGAGAAGAATGTGGAGATATCCGGGAACCATTCATCAAGATACCGGTTTATATAAGAATCTTTTAGACAAAGATATACTGTTTTCGGACATGTCTAGCATTAAGAAATACTGTGAAAAGATCAGAGACAATACGATTCCTGAACAATTGTTTAGCGCAAAAGCCGCAAAATGGTATTTAAATTTTACTTATAATATGGAAATAGATAAAGAAAGATCTAAAGACTTCCTTGATTATTTTAATAAGTTTGGATCCAAGTCTTTTAAAGAGTTATCGGAGTTTGAAAAAAGATTTACCAAAAAAGAATTATTAAGAAACTGTCCCGCAATAAAAAGACACGTTGAGGAAGCCAAGAGAACCAAAACACTAAGCCATGAAACTAGGTTATTCCTATGTTCAATACTCACATACAGTGAAGAATCTATACAGTTTTTATATGAAATATTAAGCCTATGCGATGACTTCAATTACGAAAAATCTTCTAGCCACATAAATGATTGGATTAAAAGAAGGCAGTTGGGGATTGGAGGCAGACCCTACACTTGCGAGAGAGCAAACTCAGCTGGAGTCGGATGCGGAGATTGCAATTTAGAAAAAAAGAAAAAATGGATTACAATAGGAGATAGGTACGTGGAGGGCAGCGAAGAATCAATGCCCTCTCCAGTAAGATTTGCATATAAAAATGTGAAAGAACAACAAAATGGCTGATAATATAAAAAATCCAGATGATGTGATAGGGGTATGCTCTGAGTGTAAATCAGATCAGCCGATGGGGTACATGTACAGAAATCCATTTGCCCAACAGGGACTAGCTGTACCGTGCAAATACTGTGGGGGAATAGTCATTATTACATATAGGGAGACAAGAGATGGTTCCTTGAACAATTCAGACAAGGATAGGGGTATCAGTTGAAAAACTGGACAAACCTTCATAACCACACAGTTTTCTCAATGTTAGACGGACATGGAGATGTGGAAGAATATTTAAATAGAGCAAAATCGCTTGGAATGTCTGGTCTAGCAACAACTGATCATGGCAACATACATTCGTGGTTGGATTTTTATGACGTAGCAAATGCTGTTGGAGTAAAGCCAATTCTTCGGAAGCGAGTTTTACCAGGCTAGAAAAACAAGATTTGATAGAGATGAAGAAGAAAGATCTGGACCATCTAAAAACGAGTGGGAACAAAGAGGCCCCTACCATATAACTATACTGGCAAAGAATAATATTGGCTACCACAACATCATCAAAATGTCCTCTAAGGCTTTCTTGCAGGGGTACTACGTAAAGCCTAGATTAGATCACGATTTAATTTCAGAATATTCTGAGGGGATAATTGTTCTATCCGGCTGCCTAAACAGCGAAGTTTGTCAAGCGCTGCTAAGAAATGATTATGATTTTGCGCTAAACGCCGCATACAAAATGCAAAGCATAGTTGGCAAAGAAAACTATTTTATAGAAATACAGAATCATGGAATAACAGAACAAAGAAAAATTTCTAATAAGCTTATAGAGATAGCGAAAACAATTGGGGCTAAAGTGATTCCAACTAACGACTGCCACTACGTGCATCAACACGACGCTAGGGCTCACGATGTCATGCTCTGTGTAGCAACCAACTCAACAATCCATACTCCAAATAGGTTTTGTTTTTCCGGCGACAATTTTTATCTGAAGTCTTATGAGGAAATGGAATTATTGTTTAGTAGTGATTGGCTAAAAAATACTATGTCAGTTTGTGATATGGTTGATATAAATCTAAAATTTGGAGATATACATTTTCCAAAATTTCCAATTCCAACTAAAGAATCTTCAGATGAATACTTTGAAAGATTAGCTTGGGATGGGCTTAAGGTAAAATACGGGCAGCAGCTTCCAGAACATATTATAAATAGAGCCAATCATGAAATAAAAGTTGTAAAAGAAATGGGTTTTCCGGAATATTTCTTGGTCGTATCGGATCTAGTTAGATGGGCAAAAGCTAATGGGATTAGGGTAGGGTGGGGTAGAGGATCTGCTGCGGGTAGCGTTTTATCATACGCATTTGACATTACTAATTTAGATCCCGTTAAATTTGGACTCTTATTTGAGAGATTCCTTGTTGAGGGAAGAAAGTCAATGCCAGATATTGACTTGGACTTTGACGATAGGCATAGGGATAGGGTAATAGACTATGCTAGAAATAAATATGGCAATGATAGGGTAGCCCATATATGCACCTTCAATAGAACTGGTGCAAAACAATCCGTTAGAGACGCTGCGAGAGCCTTAGGTTATGATTTTTCTTTTGGCGACAAGGTATCTAAACTAGTCCCACCTCCAGTTCTTGGGGTATCAAAATCGCTATCAGACTGTATGAGCACAGAAGAATTTAAAAAAGAATATAACTCAGATAAAGATTCTAAAAATATTATAGACACAGCTTTCACCCTTGAGGGCTTGGTGAGACAAACTGGAATTCACGCCGCAGGAATCGTAATATCAAAAGGGCCACTGATTGACTACTTGCCGATAATGCAAAAGGGCGTAGATAATCCAATTGTTACTCAATGGGATATGGGAAGAGTTGAACAGTGCGGTCTGCTTAAAATTGATTTCCTTGGCCTTAGAAATCTTGGCGTAATTGATTCTTGTATAAACTTGATTAAAAAACATAGAGCTATAGAAATAGATATAGACAAAATTCCATTAGATAATAAAGCAACATTTAATGAACTTTGCAAGGGCAATTGTGCCGGAGTTTTTCAACTAGAGTCCTCGGGAATGAGACAGTTAATGGTGCAGCTGCAGCCCCAAAACATTGAAGACATCATGGCCCTTATATCATTGTATCGCCCTGGTCCAATGGGATCTGGAATGGACAAACTATACATAGATCGAAAGCATGGGAAATCTAAGGTGTTTTACGATCACCCAAAATTAGAGAAAGTTTTAGGTCAGTCTTTGGGAATCATGTTGTATCAGGAAGATGTTCTTGCAGTAGCTAGAGAGCTAGCTGGATTTAGTTCAGCAGAAGCAGATGATTTACGTAAGGTCATAGGCAAAAAGCTCATGGACAAGATTGCATTATTTAGGGCTAAGTTTGTTGAAGGTTGCGTAAAAAATTCTGGGATGCTTCCTGAAAAAGCAAATAAAATATATTCTGACATAGAGTATTTCGGTGGATATGGATTCAATAGGGCTCACGCAGCAAGCTATGCCATGATATCTTATACAACAGCTTACTTAAAAACAAACTATACAACTGAATATATGGCCGCCTTGATGTCTTCAGTCGTTGGCAATAAAGACAAGCAATCTTTTTACTTAACGGATTGTAGAAGATTGGACCTGGAAGTCATGCCACCATCTATCAATATGTCTGGTGTAGATTTTGATGTTATAGAAGAAAATAAAATCATTTTCGGCCTGTCAGCTATAGACGGAATAGGAAACACAATTGCTGAAACAATAGTAAAAAGTAGGAATAATAAAAAACCATACGTAAATATGTACGATTTTTTTAGAAGATGCGATCCATCTATATTGAAAAAGTCTACACTAGAACATCTGTCTTCGGCTGGTGCGCTCGACGAACTTATTGAAGAAGACGTTCCACTCGAAATAACAAGAAGAATAGAACTGCAAATACTGGAAAAAGAGAAACAAGAATTAGGCATATATGTTTCTAATCATCCGGTTATGGGAATATGGGAAATTATGAGTAATCAAATTTCAAATGAAATAATAGATCTTAGCGAGCTAGAGTCTGGCACACAAGTAAAGATAGGTGGAATAATAGATTCCGTTAAAAAAATGACAACCAAAAAAGGCGAAAAAATGTACAAGCTTCAGCTAGAGGACATAAGTTCTAGTGTAGAGGTCTTGGTTTTTCCCAGAGCGTCTAAAGGTATATTAGAAAATTATTTTTCTACTGGAGATATATTTTTAATTAATGGAACCCTAAATAAAGAGAGTGACGAAGAAAATGCAGTAGTAAAAATATTTTATAATTCTTCAGAAAAAATAAACGCTAATATATTTCATGGTGGAAAACCAATAATATTTAAATTAAATAGCCTTATATCTCAGGTGACTTTAGATAAAATCTATGATATAATATCTTTGAATAAAGGAAATAGGCCAGTCTTTCTTGAGGTTCAAGATGATAGACGTAAATATACTTACAAATTTAATCTTTTATCCTCAACCAAAATAGTGCCATTGATAGAGCAAATCATAGAATTGGAACCATCCATATGACATTACCTGGAACTTATCAAAATCCCGCCGAAAAACCATGCTGGAGTTTTTGTAAATCATGCAATAGGTGCGATAACAAGGGCAAGTATAGCAAATGTGCTAACTGTAGCGGTAGATACGATCCACTCGGAAAAATTGATCCACATCCAGATGATTTTTGCGACTGCAGAAATGGTATTCTTAGATGGCGTACCCAACAAGGCAAAGTGATTATAACTAGATTTAAATCAAATCCCTTCAAGGGTAAAGTTAGTTATGAAAAGAAAACCCAAGATGAAAGAGATTGGGATTCATACGTTAGAGATATGAGAGAAAAACTTAATGATCCAAACTTTAATCCCATAACAATAATAGATGAGGAGTAATATGAAAGAAAAAGAAGTAGGAAGATTAGTTTATAATAACTTAACTCTTGTCGAGTACGAAGAGCCCAACGAAAGTAGTAGTTTCTTTGTTCAATCTGGTGTAGTTGGCTTTTATGCTACGGAGGATGAATTATATGATCTATACTGTCTTCTCAGTTACTATTACAATATGGATACAGCTAACGAAATTGTTATCTCAGTAAAGTAGGTATCATGAAGTGGCCATATATTGAAGAAGATCATATGGAAATAGGAAATACGGGTTGGATTCCGGTTGGAGAAGGCAAATACAAGAATATCCACAATGGTCATATTATTGACGAAAATGGAATAGAGTATGATTCCGAGGGAAATGTAATAGAAGGTAATTGAAAATTATTAATGCCCATAGAGATAAAAAATATACATGATATAGATCCAATTCAAAGGTTGTCTTTGACGGATTTTTCATACTCAAGGATAGATACCTATAAACAGTGTCCTTCAAAATATTTTTATACATATATAAAGAAAGAGCCGAGGCTTTTTGGAGAAGCCGCGGTGTTGCGGCAATATAGTTCACTCTGTTTTAGAAAACTTGGTTAGTGATACCAAGCCAATAGCATATGATGAACTGAAGTCAGAGTACGAAACTCAAAAATTTAAATTTGATCCCAATAAAAAAATATCAGCTGATTTAATATCAGCCGGCGAAACCATATTGAACGAGTTTTATGATCAGAATGAAGGGTCAACTTTTGAAGTTTTTGATAAAGAATATGAATTTAATTTCATTATAGGGAACTATAATGTTATAGGTTACATAGATAGAATAGATTTATATGATGACGAAGTTTTAATTATAGACTACAAAACCGGTAAGTGGGAAGTCGCCCAAAAAGATGTTTCGACTAATCTACAACTAGGCATATATGCACTAGCAGTTTCACTAGCTTTTCCCAACAAAAAGATAACCGCGGAACTATATTATTTAAGGTCCGGAAGAAGGAAAAGGCATACCTTTTCGCCGGAAGATATTGAAAATGTAAAAATAAATCTTGTTGATTCTATTAAGCAAATTATAGACGATACATCTTTCAGGCCAACAGATAACTCAAAATCCTGTAGTTACTGTGATCACGCTAAAACAGGGGCTTGCCCAACCCGGGGTATTTAGATTAAAAAAGAAAGCAGGAGCATAAAAATACCTCCCCGTCAACTTGCGCTGACGAGGAGGCGGTAAAGTAAATTAAGGATTAGAACTCTGAGTCTGACTCAAACGTCAGTTCATCAGAGATGAGACCCTCAAACTGGGTGACCAGCTTGGTTGCCGTCTCGTTGTCATATCCAGCCTCTTGCAGGCTCTCAATGACGTTCTGGTTGACAGTCTTCTTGAATGTGTCAACTATCTGATTTAATGTGATCATTTCTTTTCCTTTGCTTGTGTCTTGCTTAATTATGAACTATAATACTTATAGTGTTATATCAACAAAATAGAGGTTACACCATGACAATAGAGTCTGTCCACTCCAGCGATTTTTTTTCAGAAAGATCTTTGTTAAAGTCTCCAAACTTTCTAACAACAAAAACCATAAGGAATAGCATATCACCAGATGACCATAAATCAAACTCATCCAGGGGAAACGCTTACAAGCATACAAAAACAGGATATCGAGAAGACATTGACTTAAACGTAAGATCAAATTGGGAAGCCAATTTTGTCAGGATACTAAATGCCTATAAGATAAAGTTTGAGTTTGAGCCAACTGTTTTTGCTTTTCCTATAAAAAGGGGAACGAAAGGATATACTCCAGATTTTTATTTAAATAAATCAGATGAATGGATAGAAATAAAAGGATACCTAGATGATAAGAGTAAGATAAAACTTAGAAGATTTAAAAGGTATTATCCTCAGGAATTTGAAAAACTTGTTTGCATAATAAGTAAGTATTCTAAAGAAGCTTGTAATTTTATGGACGAACTGCAAGTTCCAAAAGTAGTTTATTACGAAGACATAAGATCAGAATACAATTCTCTTGTTATTAATTGGGAGGGAAAATAATGGCCGCGTATAAAGAGCAGTATTATTCCCTCGAAGAATCGGAAATGCAAAGTTTAATAGTTAAGGCAAAAGATGGCAATTCAAAAGCCCAAGAAGAGCTATTAAAAGTCTTTCATAATTTTTTGAGTAAATATGTTGCATTACTGTATTACAGTAGATACAACATAGCGGATTATGACGTCAGGAGATTTATAAGTCTATTTGTTAAAGATCCATACGTCAGATTTGCGTTGATGAAAAATAAGATAAATAAAAAAGCTTTTAAAGAAATCAATGAAGTCATGCGGCGGAATACA